GCTAGTACTGTAAAACTAACATCGAACGATACTTTACAACTCACTTCAAATTCCTTTTGTTTCATCTATCCCCCTATAGCACTTCTTAATAACGCTTTACCTTTATCAGATATTTTGCTTTTGTTGATTATTTCTGTTACATCTACTGGTTCTTTTGCCACTTCTACCAAGTTGCCTGTAGCAGTCATTTCGATTTGCTTTTGCCCTGCACTTATCAATGATTTTTCATGTTCCGCCTTTTCTCGTGCTTTCAATAATAGGTGATTATCTTTTATTGAATTTGCCATTCTTTGGCGGTGTTTCTCACGATCTATTAATTGCTCATAGCATTTAATAAACTGTGCCCTACAACTTGCCTCATTATATTCATGGCCCATTCTAGGGTCGAACGATGACCAAATAGTTCTTGCAGCTTGTAATGTAATACCCTCTAAATGCTCCTTTCCATAATCAAAGCCATAAGTGCCTACTACTTTAATTACTTTCTCCCATTCACTTTGTGCGATTGGCATTTCATCATGTGCATTTATATAAGCACTTAGTGCGGAACACTCTTCACGGATTTCAGCAATGCTCGGTAAAAACTTACTACGTTTTATTAAATTGGCTACCGCCTGTTCCAAGGTAACAGGATTTACATCAGCGAGCATCGATACATATAATTTCATGCGTTCTTTTGGCATATCAGTAGACCACGCTATCTGTAACATCGATAACGCCGTTGTTGTCCTCAAATTGTTCGTTTGCATACTCATTCATCAACTCCCTTACTACGTTGATTGCATCTTCTTTACTATTTCTATTCGATGAGCGTTTATTGAAGTTGTTTTTCTCCCAAGTATTAATACAATGTTTCCAACTTTTAACCTTTCTTCCTTTTGAAAGTTCCCAACCTCTTGCCTCGTAATAGTCAATAAAGTATTGTGCATCAATTCCGTTATTACGCTCTTTGCAATATTCCTCTACCTCTTTCAAAGTAGGTGGTTTAAACTGCTTGCGTTTGGAATGTGATTTTTCACATTCCCCATTATTATTCTTATCTAACCTAACCTTACCTAACCTAACCTTACCTAACCTAACCTTACCTATGGATACATTTTGTATACATTCTGTATCCACATTGGATACATCGTTGTTAGTCAGTGTATATTCCTTATTAGCAGTGATAGTTAGCAACTCACGTTCTGGCTGTAAACTCGGCTTGTAGCGATCACTCTGAATGTAGTTATGTATCTTCCAATCTTTGATTACAACAACACCACTTTCAAATCTAAAAAGGTATTGTTTCGCTAACAAAAGTTTTAAATCATCATCGCTTGCACCAATTATTCTTAATATCCCTTTAGGACTTGCAATAAATCCATCATCATCGGCTCTTAGTAGCATATGGAAGTACAGATTTTGGGTGCTTGCTGGCATGTCTAGGAATGCATCGGTGTCAATTACAGATTTAGCCATCATTCTCCGTTCAGCCATAAGCTAGTCCTCATTCAATTTGCGTTCGATTTCATCTGTAAGATTAGGTTTATAAGCAGTTGCAATACTTGCCAATAAATCCAACACATGATTATCAGTGTTTACATTAGCCTCTAGCACGCTATCAACCATTGCATGGATTGCATTTAATTCGCTGATTATTCGACTATTAAATGTCTTATCAGCTTGGTCTTGTTGATAATACGCCATTCTATTTACAACAAATGCTCTAATCATGATTAATTCGTTCATATTCGTCAGTCCTCTTTTCTACTTCCTTCAATAGGTTTCTTCTTATCTCTTTTGCGAACACTCCATGTGCTTGATTGTGGCATTGCATACACAAGCAAGCTAAATTTCTCAATTCGCTTAAACCACCTTGTGAACGAAACACTATATGGTGGCATTGTTCAGCCCTATAGCCACATATAACGCATTGTCCGTTATCACGTTCATAGGCTTGTTTTCGTGTTACTGAATATAATTTGTTATCCCTTTTCTTTCTGTTGTTCACTCTCCCACCCCTTAACCAATGATTGGATATAATCGCTATCATCAAGTTTTATTCCAAGCTGATTGCACTCATCAACTAAGCAGTCAATAAGCCGTTGCATTTCTGCAACTGTATATACCGATGAACCGTGGTAACACATTATGTTGTGATACCCTTTTAGACTTTGGCATTCGCCAGCATCTTCCGCTAACCAGCCTAGTCCGTGTCCTTGCCATATTTGAATGTATCTTTCTATGGCATCTTCACGTACTGGTACGTAACTAAAGTGGCTACAATCTTTGATTGCTTTTCGGTACACATCCTCTTTTGATGTGTACCCAGTCTTGCTTAACTCTTCCGCTATCTTTTGACATAGAACCCAGCAATAAGCATTAGCGTTCATACTGCGTGATTTTGATTTTTTTTTGATTTCTATCACGTATTCCTTTTCTTTATCTAATTTCGCTAGATCATTGTCATGTGGTGCTGGTATTACTACCATTACACCTAGTGGCGAACGCAACAGTTCGATACCTTTTACGCTCCACTTCATCGTTTAGGAGCCCTTCTGACATTCACCCAATTAAACGCTTGTTGGTAATGCTCTTGTTTTAGTTCTGACGGCTTACTTACTTTGAATGTTTCAGTTACATACTGTACTAACTCTTCTTCACTAATACCGCCTTGTGTGGCTCTAGCTTTTAGAGTTTGCCAATTGTATACAGTTTCTTGTGTTTGTTGCACTGGCTTTTTGCTATTGTCCATTGTGTCAGCATCTTTTGTATCATCAATTGCCAGCAACCCATTAAGAGCATACTTCCTTGCATAACTGGATGTAGCACCAGTTACTTGTGATGCATCCATACCTTTTTTATCAAGGCTTTCACGAGCATATGCGGAAGTACTAATGCTATTTGTTCCATCTGATAGCGTGGCGGTAGCTTTTACATAATATCTATCCCCAATCATTTCGATACTATCTTCAATGGTTAGTATCAACTCTTGCTCAGATAGTAGAGGTTTAACACCTTCGAGAATGTCCTCACATGAGCGGTAGTTATACTTACCGAATGAGTTATATTGTCCTTTAGGTGCTTTGAGCATCGATTGAATAGCTACTATCTTTTGTTGAAATGTTATATCTGCCATGTAATCACCTACTTAATATAGAAATTCATGTTTGTTTGAATGTGTACACCATTGATTTCTTCGCCAGCTTTTAACGCTTTTTTAATTGCTGTTTTATCTGGTTTGATTTCTGTTTTTGTGTAATCGCTAGGAATAGCCTTTAGATCATCAACTTCAACGCTTTCGGATTTACGATAACCACACTTGAATGTACCTACTTCTAAATTTTCAATACCTTTATTTTTCAACGCATATTCAATATTGGATTTAAGCCATTCGGTATTACGTTCTTTTTGTTTCTTTAAAGCGGTTAGGCGGTTAATTTCCGCCTTAATCCCCTCAATATCGCTTTCAACATTCTTAATGTATTTAGCGGTATTTTCTACCTTTTCTTCAATGGAACAGTCAAGCATTTCAAGTGTGTCATTGATTGCTTGCAATTCCTCTTCTGTTTCTGCAGTTTCAAGTAGTGCAGATACTTCTTGATAGTTTTTATTTAATTCGTAGATACTAGCCATTATTTATCACCTTTCAATTCCGCTACTTCTTTCATTAATTGGTCTACAAGTACTTTTAGTTGAGTGATTTCACCTTTATCTGTTTTAGCTTGTTGTAAGTATTCGCTACCTTTACCAGTTTTGAACGCTACGTTCAATGTGTATTGATTTTCACCGCCTAGTGTCATACCAGCACCAATCATTATACGTTCATTAGGACGATAGAACGCACCTAACGCGACCGCGTTGCTACTTCTATAATGGCCGTAGCTAATAGCGTAGGACGCTTTGTCGTCCTTATTAAAATCTAATGGATGTAAACCGCTTAACGCCGCGGAGCTTGCTCCTAGTTTATTCATGCGTTGGTTAGTAGCGTGAATTTCATTTCCGATATTATTTTGTCTATTTTCTAGTGCAGTAATACGGCCTTCATGATTAACTGTTGTATCATGCAATGTTGCAATTTGACCTTCATGATCATTCACCACATCACCGAGCATATTCAAACCTACTGCGATATCTTTAATATTGTTTTTATTTTTTGCAATTTGTTTTGCGTTTGTTTCTACTTCATCAACTACTGCATATAATTGACTGCCGTTGATTGCATCTAGGCTATCCGCCTCAACACGGCCAGCAGATACATTTTGAAGTTGTCTGTTGTAGTACTTAACACCGCCAGCACCAGCACGTTCACGAGAACCAAAACTTACAACGCTAGTAGGTTGCTCGCCTGCAAATACGTGGCGAGTACCATTGATTGTGATACCATCAACACCTACCGCATCATCTGTTACGGAATTTGTGCCGATTGCCACAGAGTTTTGTTTATCAGCAATGATATTGTTACCTACTGCAACCGCATCAATTGCAGTTGCTTGTGTGTGCGTTCCGATTGCCATCGCACCTTGTCCACTTGTTTCAGAATTAGCACCGATAATAGTTTGTTCCATATCACCAGCCATTTTGTTGTTGTAACCAATAACAGTTGATTGATTGCCTTTAATGTCTTTGTTGTTAGCACCTACAACCACTGTATTTTCACCAGTGATATTGTTTGTACGACCGATTGCAACGCTAGATACACCACTAACATATGCACCATTACCGATTGCCACAGTGTCATATGCACTTGTACGTGCCTGGCTACCGATAGCATATGTGTATTCAACCAATGCTTCTGCATGGCTACCATATGCCAGGGAATTACGGCCAGTCGCTTTGCTATTATTGCCACCAACAAAAGAGTTGGTACCGCTTGCCACGTTATTTTCGCCGAATGCGATTGCATTATTAGCATCAATAGTGTTTTGATAGCCAAATACTGCACTACTATGAGATGATGCGGTGATTGTGTTATCTGTACCACCCAATGTGTTATTATTTGCACTTGCTATGTTTACTGTTAATGCAGAAATACCTAATACTAATACTGCTTTATTCATGTTTTTCATTGTTTTTTCTCCTGTTTCTGTTACAATACAGGTAGAGTATTTTGCAGATTACTCTACCAAGTCCGCTATGGTTTCCTACGCCATGATTAGCGGACTTTTTTTCTTTCATAAAACTTTACTTCTCTGTACCAATAATTACTGAGAATTAATAATGTGAATCCTAATAGAATTTGAAGTGTTGCTGTATAGAAATCTATTCTGTCAATTTCTATAGAACCGATAGTTCCAGCTACCATAAAAAATGCAACTACTCTCAACGCCCATACTAGCTTAATCATGCTTATATCCTTTCCATACTCTGTACAACTCACTGATATCTTTATCTTCCAATTCCTCGATTAATTCATCGGCTGCTTTATTTGCCTCGACATGTGCAATTTCATTGCCGTACTCATAAGAGTTCGTAGGTGTTGGCCGTTGATATCTTGCGTAATACTCGTTGTCATATTCTGCTTGATAAATTTCATCAAGTAGTCTTTTATGAAGAGCATCGGCTACAGGTCTGTAAGCACCACTATCCCACTTCACCGCATTATTCATAAATGTACGTGCTGACTTTATAATTTCGTCTGTTAGCACTTCGCATTCTTTGATTGTTGCTACGTGTCCTCTAGCATTTCTGTTGAATTCTGCATATACGTTCATTTCCTGTTTCCTTTCCTTTAGATGCTTTAGCCTCTTTCCATTCTTGAAATTCAGCCATGTTTTTAGGATTTTCATAAAATTTGTAGATTTCTTCTATAAACAACCTCACTTTCTCACTCCTCTTTAATGAGTTCGCCAATTGGCACATTGAAGCAATCGGCCAACTTTTGAAGGCTTGTAACACTTGCCCCGTTTTTGCCGTTAAGCCATTGGCCTATTGCAGCTTGTGAAATACCAGTTTTCTTTGACAGTGTGTAAGCAGTCATATCTTGGTCTTTCATAAGTTGCTTGATTTTTTGCAAATTCATTGATTATCACCTCGCTTTTTGCTACAATCAAATTACTAAGTATTTATTTAGTATATGCAACGCTTTTACATTACTATGTATTTGCGTTACCCTGTGATTACATAGTACTACGCATATGCTAGTAATTCAATTAACTTACAATAAAAATAATTAAGAATTACAGTTTTATTTTTAACTTTTTATAAATAGGTGGATAAAATGGCATATGACCGCATATTCGAAATCATGAAAGAAAAGGAATTAACGGCTTATAGAGTGTCAAAAGATACAGGGATATCACAGGCATCGCTTGCTGATTGGCGAAAAGGCAGGTCAAAACCAAAAATTGATAAGTTGCAAAAACTATCCGAGTATTTTGGCGTATCGATTTCGTATCTAACAGGGGAAAGTGATGAAATTGATGATACTCAACAAATGCAAGTACCAAATGGGTACTACGTAGACAAGGAAACGGCGGAGTATGCTGAAATGTTACGTACTCGACCAGGTGCTAGACTTCTATTCTCGGCTGCAAAAGACATATCAAAAGACGATTTACAGAAAGCCGTGGAATACATTGAGTTTTTAAAGTCTAAAAACAAATAATATTAGGGAGTGTGTTGTATTGGTAGTAAATATAATTTACTGCGATTTACCATGTGTTAAGGCTATATCAGAGGAAACAGAGGATATAGACACGCATAATATATATGTGAATAAAAACTTGCCGCATGATAAAATGAAAGCAGAAATAAGGCATGAGTTGTCTCATATCATAAATGATGATTTCTATTTAGATAGTCATGTTAATTTAGTAGAGGAAATGGTAAGGCGGTATGATCTAAAAGACGAAAATCTAACAGATGATATTAACTTCTACCATCATTTCAAGTAAGGGAGATAAGGAAATGAAAAAGTTAGTTGTATTATTGTTATTGGTATTGTGTATTCCACTTGCTATATTTGCGAATGATAACCGCAATGTAATTGGTATATCTCACAATATGGAAGTAAGTGTTGGTATTGATTTAAATAGTATTAACGTAATCAGATACGAACCGCCTTATTACATTATCAATGTAACGGAATATCACAAGAATTTCGCCAAAGGTTTATGGGGAATGCGCACATCACAATATTTCTTTGACTATAATAAGCAAGAAATACAAACAAAGACATTAAAGCAATATACAAGTGATGGTTCATCTGAATTTGTCGAAGATGAATATTACAATACAGATTTAAGAACTGCACAAAAGGATAGTCTTGCTTACCTAATAGGTAATTACATATTCTATAAATCTTATGGAATGTATTTTTCAAAGGAATTACAAGACCAATATGGAAATCGTGATGTACTAAAGAAATAAAAAAAGAGCCACCTACACAGGTGGCTTTATTCATAGAAAGGATTAACTATGGAATTGTCAAAAGGAGTTATATATGCACGTTACTCGTCAGATAAGCAACGTGATGAATCAATCGAAGGCCAAATAAGAGAATGTAAAGCATATGCTGAGCGTGAGGGTATCATTATCACCCATATATACACAGACAAAGCATTATCAGCACGTACAGACCATCGCCCAGAATTCCGCCAAATGATTGACGATGCAAAGAAACACAACTTTGAATATGTTATTGTATACCAATTAGACCGCTTTAGCCGTAGCCGTGAGGATAGTGCAGTTTACAAATCCATTCTAAAACGTAATGGTGTTAAAGTGATAAGTGCAAAGGAAAATATTAGTAGCGATCCAGCTGGTATTATCCTTGAATCTGTATTAGAAGGCATGGCGGAATATTATAGTGCAGAATTGGCTCAAAAGGTTAGACGTGGTATGACTGATAATGCATTAAAAGGTAAGATGAACGGCACACCTACACCGCTAGGCTATGACAAAACAAAAGAGAATTCGCTCATTATAAATAAGCGTGAGGCAAAAATAGTAGAACGTATCTTTGATATGTACCTGAAAGGGCACTCTATCCCCTCTATATGCTCGTTTCTAAATTCCAAAGGGTATTTATCCAAGAAAGGCGGAAAGTTCTCATATGCGGTAATTAGACGAATTCTAAGCAATGAGAAATACATCGGCATCATGAAATGGAATGACATTATAGTAGAAGGTGCTATTCCTTCTATTATTTCAAAAGAAATATTTGATAAAGTACAATCAGCGAATAGCCGTAGAATTAAATTAAAGGCATCTAGGAGCGAGTTTTACAATTTGTGTGGTAAATTATATTGCGGAAAGTGTAATGCTCATTACGTAGGCTCTACGGCAACTTCTAGGAGTGGTGAAAAGCATTACTATTATGTGTGTAACAACAGACGAAAACATCACACTTGCGATGCACCAAATCTAAAACGTGAAATTATTGAGGATATTGTAATCAATAAAACACTTGAGATATTGAATCAACCTAATACCATTGAGGAATTGGCAAAAATGGCTATCAAAGCCAATAAAGACATGATGAGTACAAGCGAATTAGAGTTACAATCCATTAATGATCGTATCAAGCAATTACAATCGGAATTAGACAATTATATGAAAGCAATCGCCAAAGGGTTCATATCTGACACGTTACAAAACCAAATAGAGAAAACTGAGGTGGAATTACAAGACCAAATGACACGCCGTGCGAACCACGAAATAGCAAATAATCAAATACACCTAACGGCGGAACATATTGAGTTCTTTTTGACAAAAATGGCAAAAGAAAACCCTACAACCAAGCAAGGTAGAGCAAGCATTATTGACACTTTCATAAAGCAAGCTACCATATTTGATGATAGGGTAGAAATTGTATTTAATTATAGTAATGACCTGCCCCAATTTAAGGAACAGGCCATTGAATGTTCGCACTCGTGCGATATGGTGGTGCATATGACACGCTGTACGAACCACTTTTATATTGCAAATTCATATTATCCGCTACGTTTAATTATACCATTCTAAAAAAATAAAGCCTACTAACAAAGATTTTTATCTAAGCTAGTAGGCTTTTATTTATGATATTCAGTTATAAATAATTGCTTTACTACTCAACTGACAACTAATAGTTGATAGTTGCGTGTATCCACCATTACACGCTATGGAGATGCTCGGATCACCTCAATCTTTTGCGACTAAATAAATTACAGTACCGCCTAATAGGATATTTAATAATTTACTATTTCGTTGTTGTGCTTTCGCTTTTTTGATTTCGTTCTTCTGCTGTTCTAAGTATATCTCGGCTTTGGCCAATGATAGCTTTTGCTCGTTCAGCATCTGTTCTTGCTTTTGTAGTAAGTTCCGTGCTTCTGTCAACTGCGTTTTCTGTTCTTGTATTAAGTTCAATGCTTCTATCAATTCGTTCTTCTGTTCGCTCGTTGAGAGTTTGGCTACTTTCAACTGCATCTCTAGCTCGTTGATTGTATTCAATTGATTGTTGATTGTACTCTCTAACGTGTCGAAGTTCATTTTCAGCGTTGCGTATTCCTGTGGTGTCAATGTTACTGGTTCTGTTGGTGTAGAACCATATGCCACAGGCGATAATAATAACAATACAAATAGGAACAGAGATGTAATGAGCGTGAATAAAGTTTTTGATTTTGTCATTCATGCTTCCTCCTAATCATACATATAATTGACATCAACTTCTTTGTCAGCTACCATTCCGCAATCGCTATATTGCCATATTCTGATATTTGGATAATCACATTGTGAATCATATTGTGCACACCATACTGGAACGCTTGGCATTTGACTATATGCATATGTTTCATCCCACAATAAGGAATATCCACTATACACACCTACATTTTGAAAGCCAGCACTCCACAAAGTATTTACGAACCGACTAATGCAATTCGTCATTCCTTGGCTAGTTAATGCACCAGCATTAATCATATTACGTAATTGGCGATGCTCCTCGTAGTCATACCAAATACCAGCTTGCAAATGGTAATCAGTATATCCATAGCTATTGAGCGTGTTAATCACCCATTCCGCCTCTTGTACTGCTGTTGCCTCATCGTAAGCATGGCTAAAATAATATACCCCAACTTCAAGACCTGCATTTAATGCTGCAGTTATATGTTCCTCAAAGAATTCATCAACGTTATAGTTTTCACCTAATTTAATGATTACAAATTCATTACCTTCTTCTTTGGCTTGTTTCATACGGCACTCATCATAATAAGGTGTTCCGTTTTCGTTCTCTTGCCATGCTGAAATATCAAATCCTTTTTTCATTCTTATCACTCCTTTCTGT